AGATGCTCGTGGAGCACAACTGTTCCGCAAGTCCAATTTGTCGGAGGTTTAGAGGAATCCTGTTCGGGATCAACAACCCTCAAATCCGCACGTCCATAAAACATAGGCATAGACAGTCGGATACAACGCTCGGGATTTGCTGTTGCAAGTTCGACTGCCTCTAACAAAGCTGAAGGTTTTGGAATCTCGTCTACGTCACTAAAGAAGAAAACAGAATCCGGAGGCGTCATCCGCATTCCCACAGCGAGTGCATCGCGCTGGGCGTACTCTCGCATCCAAGGATTAAACACTTCTTCGGGAGAAGGTAGTTCCACATGGAGAACCTGAAGCTTATCCTCAGGCAAACCAAGCTCACGAATTGTATCTACGCACGTAAAAGGTTTAGGATCGCCCTTAAATGTTCTGTTTGCATCAGTAATAATAAAACCATCTACAACGTCTTTGAGGATGTTGTAGCGAAGTTCTAAAAGCTCTTTTTCGTCAAAATAAAGAAAGCAATCAAAGAGCACGGTGCCGACATTTAACTGTCAACATATTAGCTCATAGATTGGGTAGGAGTTCCGCCTCCAGCTCTGAATTCGATGCCGTTGGAACCATTTTGCTGCGAAAGTGACTTACGAAGCATAAAACGTTTCATATCTTCTACACGACCATCATCTTCTTTATACGCACCGAATGCGCCGAACTTAGGAGGAACGGGACCACCAGTCGGTTGGGACGCAAGATCCGTGGCGTATCCGACATTTTCAACACCGGGCTGCTGCAGAAATTGTTGAGCATCCGCAGCTTGACTTTGAGCGTCAAAAGCCTGAGCGTAAAAATTAGCGGCGCGACGGAACTGATCCATGATTAAGAGTTCTTTCTTTCAATGTACTTGGAAGCTTTACGTCTTGCTTCTTTAGCCTTCTCGGTATTGGAAACTTGAGTATTTACAGGTTTCCCACGGGTTGCGGCTTTCTTTTTTTCATCTGTAGCACGGCGTTCTTCTGCGGATAAAGACGCCCACGCGGATCTAGGTAAATATCGTTCGGTTCTTCCGCCTTCGCGAGCCAAATCAGCCATTACTGTATCGGACCTCCATAAAGCCATGCGTCACAAGTACGTCTGGATGCACACTTAAACTTAAATAACTGACAATATCCTAAATCAGCTAGCTCTTGAACATCCATAGGATCAGCGGCATGTTTCTCATTAATACCCTCAATAATGCAGCCGATAACCCGTTCAGATTGGTCGAAAGCTGCGCAATTACCGCACAAAGCACTTTGAACATGCTCTATATCCGTATTCCATAGTTCAGCTTTACGTTCCCAAAAATATTTATCGGGGTAGTCTGGATTTAAAGGACCGTAAGCAAATTTTTCTATAGTCCAATTACGATTTTTTACGTTCTCTTCTACATTTAAAGTTGCCGAGGGACAAGTAGAGGATTTTTGCGTAATTTCCTTCTCTAAAAAAACTTTAGATCTACTGGTGTGTTCCATATCGCTATCCAATTAATTGTCCTTTCATAAGTTGGGAAGCTGCTTTTTTTAACAAATCGTCTTTTAAACTAGAAACTAACGTTGCGTAAATATCCTTAAATTCAGGTAAGCCACTTTTTTCTCGGTAGGATTCACCTCCGGAAAGAGCGGTTATAAGAGTCGAAAGATCCATAGTGAGTTTTCTTTAATTTTAAAGTTTATTTTTTAGATGATTCATATTCTTCCCGAGTCTGCCAGTCTTCTTTACCCCACCGGGTTAAGCGATTGCTTTCCGACTTTTTACCTTCGTAACGACCACCCATATCCTTGTAATACTTAGTGGCTAACTGCATAGCGCGAGCACTGTGCCCACCGAGCTTTTTACGAGCTTTTGCTTTGGCTTGAGCCCACTTTTCAGGGTCGCGTTTTTTAGCAATTTCAGCCATTAGTAAAGCACGTAAATATGTTCGACTGTAGACGCGCCGCTTATTGCCGTAGCGGAAATAGGAAGCAAAACATCAGTACGAATGTGTTCTAAAGTAATCCAAGTACCCGGAGCATCCGATAAAGAAACTTTTAAAATTTTATCTGCATTTTTAGTGTTATTTTCAACATAAATAGCCCTACAAGATGGAAATGTTTTATCAACACCATTAGTGATCATAAAACCGCTAGCGTATGGCAACGCAGCCGTTTGCCCATAAACGCTTCCAAAAGCTCTTACGTCCATATCAATCGAGTGTTTCTAACAGTTTAACAAGATATTCAATGGCTTTTTCTAAATCCTGTTTTCCGTTTTTTTGTTCCCACCGCCAAAGATATTTTTGTGCGCAACCTTCAAGATAACCTTGATATTTTACGAGCCCCATAGAAGCTCGTTGCACGTCATAACACTCTAAACCCTCACGAACGTAGTAATTAGGTCGGACAGGATCTTCAACTGGGGTTGAACCAATAGACGACTCCTCCGTTGTCTTCGACATATTTTCGTAACCGGTATGCATCTTCACGACTAATAGTCTCGCACTTACGGAAGTTTTTTAGCACATAACAGACAGAAACAAAAGCCGCCCCACGGGAGACCACGACTAAAGCTCGAACATCTCCTTACAGTCTAAAACTCCACCAAGCTTTGTGTATAACTCTGGCGCGTATTTTGTGTCATCATGTTGTAACAAACACCAAGGATGCGGTTGATACACACCCTTCACCTTTTTAATTGGAACACACCGTCTGTGTTCGTGCCCTGCAGGCAGATCTTCAAAAGCTAATCCCATTGAACTCCGATCCGCTATCGGCCAATTACGCACACCAACAAGTTCATAACTCTTGCGGGGGTCGAAGCTCTGAGATCGGATGTATTTATCTGCGTCCGTTTGATCCAGAATCATCGCTCCGTAATACGGATTAGCGACTTGAACAAACAAATCGAAATCGTGGCTGATAACCAAAATCTTCGGGACTTTAAATCCGATGTCGTGCCAGACGTTTTTAGTTTCTTTCGTTAATGAATACTTCTGGTAGTTATCAAATGGAACTTTTTTACCTTTAAAGTTTTCATATCGAATAAAACCGGGTTCTAAGTTGTAACGGGCTAGCGGTTGCTTCCACCGGAGCCAATAGTGAAAACTTTCGACCGGAATGATCATGTCATTTTCTTGGTAAATATAAAAATTTGCTTCTTTACGTAAAACAGCCGTAGCTAAATCGTTTTTATGCGCCCAGGTTAAGTACCAGCCCTCGTACCCTGGCGACGCCACGATCACTTCGGTTTTAAGCGAGCTAAAAGCCTCCAGAACAGTTTCTAACTGCTCTTGATCGTTTTGAGAATCGTAATCAATATAGATTTTTACAGTGATGTCGTAGGGGTATTTACTGTAAGTATTTAAGACGTTTACAAGAGTATTAATGCGCTCTAAAGGCTTGTGGGCAGTTATGGCCAACCAAATTTTCTTCATACGCTCAGCCTAGAGTGACAGCACTTTAAAAGCAAAATCGAGACCCATCAGTATTCGATAGAAAAATTTCCCCTCCGCTGTAAGAACGTAATTAACCACGTGTAGCTGTCCAGCAGATCGTCGTGTGCGGTCGAACCGACGTTAATCAACTGATCAAACAAGGCGTCGAACTTGCGGTATTTGTTGAAGATAACTTTCTTGTTTTCGAGCAATCCCAGTGTGCCGCGAAAACGTGCAATCTTATCTCCACGGAAGCCTTTGACCTCGTGAATATGGAGGTTGGTTAGCTCCCGTTCGTTTAATAAAACACGCCTTAAATCCGCCGCAAGCGAAGCCTGATACGCAACGGATTCGACCACAAGAGTCACCGTGGAATACGTAGGGAAATAAATATCGCCTTGTTTATTTAAGATCCCCCACTCCAACAACATGTCGCAAAGCAAATCAATTTTTTCTAGATTTCCGATGCTTCTACATTGGTGCGAATCGATAATGTAATATTTATCTTTTAGTCTTCCACCAAGCACAAACGCGGTGTAGTCGCTGGTTTCGTTTTTACTTGCCGAGAGGTCGATACCAACGGCTAAGGTGTCAAATTCTGTTACAACCTCACCTTTAATAAGGAGATCTGGTGACACGACCAGATCCGAAGTCATGACAGGTTGCTGCTGATACTGGAACGCAAATGCGACCGGATCCAGCTCCTTTTGTCCAAGCAGATAATCCACGGACCACTGCTCTGGCCAATACGAAACAGGTTCTCCTCGGTCGCTGTAAGTGAGTGCTTCTTGAACAACCTGTTTCCACCCTTTTGAA